ATGTTTGATCATTTCAATAAGAATAGATTTTCTATTGTGCTAGCATGTAGACAGTCTGGTAAATCTATTTCATCTGTTGGTTATCTATTATGGTATGCATGTTTCCACCCTGAGAAGACTATTGCGGTTCTTGCAAACAAAGGTGCTACTGCAAGAGAGATGTTGGCTCGAGTTACTCTTATGTTAGAGAACTTACCATTCTTTTTGCAGCCAGGTTGTAAAGCATTAAACAAAGGTTCTATAGAATTTAGTAATAACTCAAAGATTATTGCAGCTGCTACGTCTGGTAGTTCTATTCGTGGTCTATCGATTAACTTACTATTCCTAGACGAGTTTGCATTCATTGATAATGATGCTCAATTCTATACTTCAACCTATCCAGTAGTATCGTCTGGTAAAGATACAAAGATTATTATTACATCTACCGCAAATGGTATTGGTAACGTATACCATAAGCTATGGGAAGGTGCTACTCAAGGGACAAACGAATTTAAATCATTCCGTGTAGATTGGTGGGATGTTCCAGGCCGAGATAACGCATGGAAAGAACAAACTGTCGCTAATACATCAGCTTTACAGTTTGATCAAGAGTTTGGTAACACATTCCATGGACGAGGAAATACTCTAATTGATGCTAATCATTTGTTAGCTCAAAAATCAGTAGATCCAATGTTTTACAAAGAAAATATTTCCATCTATAAAGAACCACAAGAAGGTCACGAGTACGTAATGTTGGTCGATGTGGCAAAAGGTAGAGGTCAGGATTATTCTACCTTTAATATTATAGATGTGTCAACACAGCCGTTTGAACAAGTTGCAGTATATCGCGATAATACACTATCTCCTATGCTGTTTCCTGATATCATATATAAGTATGCAAAGACATTTAACGAAGCTTATGTGGTTATTGAGAGTAACGATCAGGGTGCTGTAGTTTGTAATGGTTTATACTACGACTTAGAATATGAAAATATCTTTGTAGAATCTTCGATTAAGAGTAACTCGATTGGTGTTACAATGACAAGAAGAGTAAAACGCATTGGTTGCTCTACGATTAAAGATCTTATTGAGCAGAAGAAGCTTATTGTGTATGATTCAGATACAATCATTGAGATGTCAACATTTGTTTCAAGAGGTAGTTCATATGAAGCTTCGTCTGGTAATCACGACGATCTAATGATGAACTTAGTACTCTTTGGTTGGTTTATTTCAACAGATGTCTTTGAGAACTTAACCGACATTAACATTAAAGGATTGCTTTATAAAGAGCGATTAGCCGAAATACAAGACGATATGCTTCCTTTTGGATATATAGACGATGGAACAACAGCCATAGAAAGTGGCAAGGGAGATGGGCAAGGCAATGTTTGGTACGAACATTCATTCAGAGGAATTGAGGATTAAATGAAAAGACGACTAGTAAGAAAAATAATCGAAAAGCGACATGCTGAAAATGAGCATGTGCAGACTATTGCCGAAGAAGAAACTAAAAAATACAAGTTTGTATATCTCTGGTATGACGACCCCGAAGATCCTGATGATCCAGAAAAGACGGCTAATGACTTTATTGAAGAAGGTAAAAAGCTTGGACTCACTGGATTTAAGGTTGATGTGCAGGGTGCTTATTCTGATTTAGAAAATGGCGTAAGATATATTTACGATGGCATGGCTGAAAAGGAACGCAAATTTAAAATTGACGATAACACCATTGTATTCGTACGAGCTCCAGTTACAAAAAGAAAGGCTTGGTCAGACTTCTTGACACAATTAGAAAGAGCTGGAGTAGTGTGTGTTAATACTCGCGCATGTATGGAAATCACATCAGATAAGTATAGAACAAGTCTGTATCTCGCAGAAGCAGAGTTACAGCAGCCTAAAACAGTATTGGTCCATCATCAAGAAAAAGCTATTGATGCGATGAAAAGATTAGGCGACAAATATCCAGTTATACTTAAGACGCTTACAGGCTCACTTGGCATTGGCGTAATTAAAATAGATTCAGAAAGCTCGTTACATTCTACAGTTCAGTTACTTCATAAGCTAGATCCAAATATGGGTATCTTATTACAAAGTATGATTAAAGATTTTACCTATGATATTAGAGCACATGTCATTGGGGGTAGATTCCATGGAGCGATTAAGCGCCCTACAGTTAAAAAGGATTTTAGAACTAACGTATCGTTAGGATCAAAGCCAGCTCCAATAGAATTGACCGATTTAGAAATAGAACATGTAGAAAAAGCAGCGAAGGCTGTTGATGGCCTATGGGTAGGCGTAGACATATTTCCCTCGAAAGATAGAAATAAAATTCCTCCAACCTTTATTGAAATTAATTCAACTCCTGGTACTAGAGGATACAGAAAGGCTACTGGAGAAAATTTACCCAAAGACGTATTAGAAAAATTTATGGATCGCGAATTATGGCTTAAGCCATCTACGTATAAATCTATGTTCGATAGCGAATAAAGTTAAGATTGTTTTATTTATAAATAAACAAGTGAAGAATAATTCGTATTATGATACATATTAACTAACTCATTTAAGAGGATAAAGCGATGGCATTTCAAGTATCACCAGGCGTTCAAGTCAAGGAAATTGACGCAACGAGCGTAATACCTGCCGTATCAACCAGTATTGGTGGATTCGCGGGGGCCTTCAATTGGGGTCCAGTAGATAAAATAACGCTAGTGTCGTCTGAGGACAACATGGCGTCGATTTTTTCTGTACCGGATTCTAGTACGGCACCACATTTTTTAACTGCGGCATCATTTTTAAAGTATGGGAACGCGTTAAAAGTAGTAAGAGTTGTCGAAAGCACTGCAATGAACGCAACTGCTGGCGGCGAAGAAGTATTAATTAAAAACGAAGATGTATTGATCAACCACGCAGGCTTCCAAGATGGTACTGTGGGTTGGGCAATTGCAAAATATCCTGGTTCACTAGGTAATAGTTTAAAGGTAGAAGTCTGCGTAGGTAGTGGTTCTTTTTCTAGTTGGGCAGTACGAGGCTTGTTTGATGCTGCACCTACGACTTCAGATTATGCTAAGAGTTTAGGATTTACTGCAGCTGGTGATGAACTTCACGTAGCTGTAATTGATAGCGATGGTAAACTCTCAGGTACTCCAGGTACTGTTTTAGAAACATTTGCATTCATGTCTCAGGCATCAGACGCTAAAGATGCATCAGGGACTTCTATCTATTACAAGAATGTAATTAACTCACAGTCTAAATATATTGCTGTAGGTGAAGGTTTAAAGTTTGCGTTTGATGCATTAAGTGGCACTGGTTCTAACGGTGCAGCAGATACAGCTATTGCAACAGCGCTACCAACGGTTGCTGGCACATTTGGAACAACATTTAATAGCGTAATTCTAAATGGTGGTACTGATGGTGGTTCAGTGGATAAATCAGAAATCCTAGATGGTTTAGATTTATTTGCTGACACTGAAACTGAAGATGTTAATTTAATATTCAGTACACCAGACCAAGGTGCTACAGATGACACAATTGCTGAAAAACTTATTGAAATCGCCGAAGGTCGTAAAGATTGCATGGCGTTCGTTTCACCATCAATAACCAACAGTAAAGCAGCTAATATTACTGCTATTACGACTTGGGCTGGCAATCTAACATCTACATCTTATGCGTCATGCGACTCTGGTTCAGTGTATGTGTACAATAAGTATTCTGATGAATATCTGTACATTGGTGCTGGCGGATTGTGTGCTGGTCTCTGTGCTAATACTGATAACGTAGCAGATGCTTGGTTCTCACCGGCTGGTGTTAATCGTGGGCAATTGCTAGGTGTAACTAAATTAGCTTATAACCCAACTAAAGCACAACGTGACGAACTATATAAAGCCAAGGTTAACCCTTTAGTTTCATTCCCAGGTCAAGGTACAATGCTATTTGGCGATAAGACACTATTATCACGCCCATCAGCATTCGACCGAATAAATGTTAGACGTTTGTTTAACACTTTGGAAAAAGCTATCAGTACTGCTGCTAAGGCTCAACTGTTTGAACTAAACGACGAGTTTACTCGAGCTCAGTTTAGAAATATGATTGAACCTTTCTTGAGAGATGTTAAAGGCCGTCGCGGTCTTACCGACTTCTTGGTCGTTTGTGATGAATCAAATAATACAGGTCAAGTAATTGATTCTAACCGATTTGTTGCAGATATCTATATCAAGCCAGCTAGATCTATTAACTTTATTACACTAAACTTCATTGCAACAAGAACTGGTGTTGACTTCTCTGAAGTCGCCGGCGGTTAAGAGGAGATAGAAAATGGCTATTTTAGGCGTAGACGATTTTAAATCAAAGTTGACTGGCGGTGGCGCTAGATCCAACATGTTTAAAGTCACATGTAACTTTCCTGGTTATGCCCAGGGCGATGTTGAATTGACTTCTTTTCTTTGTAAAGCTGCTCAATTACCAGCATCTATTATTAACCCAGTCGAAGTAAACTTCCGTGGTAGAAAACTACAGATGGCTGGTGATCGTACTTTTGAACCATGGACAGTAACCATCCTAAATGATGTTGACTTTGTGGTACGAAATGCTTTCGAAAGATGGAGTAATGGTATTAACCAACACGTTGATGGACGCGGTTTGGCTAATCCTACTGAATATATGGCTGACATGGTTGTCGAGCAACTCGATAAAAATGGCGATTCTGTAAAACGATATGATATTAGAGGCACATTCCCTACTAATATTTCTGAAATCGATTTAAGTTACGACAACGAAAATGAGATTGAAGAGTTTACAGTTGAGCTACAAGTTCAGTACTGGGAATCAGATACTACTTCTTAGTAAGCGTATAAATACTATTAGACGAGGGGGAACTATTCCCCCTCTGATAATATTATAGGAAAAGAATATGGCAGATTTTTTTGGATTTGAAATAAAGCGAAAAGGTGGTGAAGAACCCATCAGGCCATCGTTTGTACCTAATACAGACGAGGACGGTGCTGGAGTAATCCAGGCAGGTGGTCACTTTGGAGCTTATGTCGATCTTGATGGTGACAAAGCTAAATCAGAAATTGATTTAATTTATAAATATCGCGATGTAGCTACTCAACCTGAGTGCGATGCTGCAATTGATGATATTATTAATGAAGCTATTGTTGGTGATCACGATGATACACCCGTGAGATTAGTGTTAGATGAAGTTGAAACATCTGATGCTATTAAAGATGCAGTGACACAAGAGTTTAGAACTGTACTTAAATTGTTGAATTTTAATGCTTATGCACACGATATTTTTAGACGATGGTATGTAGATGGTAGATTGCCCTATCACATTATTATCGATAAAGATAAATCAAAGAGTGGGATTAAAGAACTACGGTATATTGATCCAACCAAACTTAGAAAAGTAAAAGAAGTTGAAGAAAAGAAAGATCCTAAGACTGGCGCAAGTGTTGTAGTTGGCCAGAAAGAATTTTTCTTATTCCAAGATGATAAGCTTAATTCTAATAATGAAGGCATAAAAATACATAAAGATTCAATTGCATATTGTACGTCAGGGGTATTAGATCCTTCGCGTAAACGAATTTTAAGTTATTTGCAAAAGGCGTTAAAGCCAGTTAACCAATTGCGAATGATGGAAGACTCACTGGTTATTTACAGAATCAGTAGAGCACCAGAACGTAGAATCTTCTATATTGATGTTGGTAACTTACCTAAGGGTAAAGCCGAAGAATATTTGAAGAATATTATGAGCCAGTATAGAAACAAAATGGTTTATGATGCTAATACTGGTAATGTTAAAGACGATAAGAAACACATGTCAATGTTAGAAGATTTCTTCCTACCACGAAGAGAAGGCGGTAGAGGTACAGAGATCACAACGTTGCCTGGTGGCGAAAATCTTGGTCAAATAGATGATATTCTATACTTCCAAAAGAAACTTTATAAGTCTTTAAATGTACCTTCACAGAGATTAGAGACAGATAACCAATTTAGTCTTGGTCGTGCTACAGAGATTTCTAGAGAAGAAGTCAAATTTAAGAAGTTTATCGATCGTCTAAGAAAGCGATTTAGCGATATATTCATGCAGCTACTTAAAACCCAGCTTCTCCTTAAAGGTATTATCACACGAGATGATTGGGATACATGGAAAGAATCAATTGCCTTTGACTTTATTGAAGATAACTACTTTGCAGAATTAAAAGAAGCTGAAATCTGGAGAGAAAGATTTGATATGCTATCAACTGTTGATGAATATGTTGGTAAATATGTATCATATGAATGGATTAGAAAGCATGTACTAAAACAATCTGATGAAGACATAAAAGAACTAAAAGCTCAGATTGCGGACGAAGTGAAAAGTGGCGAAATTGAAGTAGATGACGAAGATTTTTAGTCTTGACATCTAATTTTTTATAAATATATAAACGAGGAACAGAAATGTCTATAGAACAAATGATTACTGATTTGAAAGGTGGCGACAATGTTGCTGCCGGCAGAAACTTTAACAGTGTAATGGCTGATAAGTTAACCGCAGCTCTAGATGCAAAGAAGATCGAAGTAGCTTCTACATTGCAAGATAGAGCACAATCACAAGAGGAAAAATAGTGATTACCTTTGCAGATCTACAAGAAAAGTTAAAACTACAGCGTGGTGAAAAGGTTGTAAAGACCTTTAAATCGCCAAAGAAAAAGAAGGATATATCCATTACCGATTTTGGTGGTAAGGGCTTTATGCTTTACTATGATGGTCAAGCTGTAGACGATTCTGTATATGATTCTGTAAAGGATGCGGAAACTTCAGCTAAACAACTAATGAAAATGCTGGAGAGATAAAAATGAAA